AGCCCCACAGAGGATGCGGGGCTAAGTAGTTAGTATAACATTTAACTAACAAAGGAGACTATGAGTATATCAGATTCTCCAGACTCGCAAACCCTTTATTCCATCTTCCACTACAGGCCGAATTTCATGCTTCATCTTTAGCCTACGTAACACCTCTACAACCTGTGGTTTACACTTAGCGGGGTCCAAACATGGGATAAAAAACGAAGTCCCTTTCTTGAACTTTTTCCAGTTTACGTTGTATGTAACGTCCTCAATTATCATTTTCCGCGTTGGTACCTTCCACCATATTTGTTACGTCTATGAATTCTGGGTGTCCTGCATCCAGAACAAGACAATGCACACCGGGAGCCGCTATCTTCATGCCTTTCGCCAACCGTTTAGTTGTAAGTTCGATAAGTATACCACGCTGCTCTAGTGTTTTTATTAAATCCTTATAGTTGATATGAGACTCTACGCAGTATTCTTTGAAGTGTTTTGCTATTAGATACATACGCTTTGTGTCCATCTCGTAGCGTATAAGTAGTTCGCCCTTCGGTAGCAGTACAGGAAACTTCGGCATTTTCGTTCTAAGATCCACTTCTTCATCTAAACCCAGTATATTATTGTTATATTTGTATATGTAACCACCAATTATTGATACGTCTTCATTTACTGGAACTGCTACATCCTTTCTCGACTCGTTCACCATATGCATGGCAAATTCATACACTGACTTCAAGTCCCAGTCCATAATCCCAAGTCTTTTCGCAATGCTCCCCCCGGTCATATTCGACGCTACGATAGCAGACCAAAAGCGTTCAGATTGGGTTAACTTCAACTCACGGTCAATCTTGTTTTGCATAGCCAACATGGTCTTCTTAACATCTTCCATACTAGATACAATAAACGGTAGGTATACTTCCGCTGCGTGTCCGTAGTTATGGGATAATTGGTGGTCAAACATAGACTTTGCGTACATAGGTTCAATAGCGTCCACTACTTCTATTTTATACTCAAGCAACCGCATCATCTCACCGAACGGATTCTGTTTAAGGGTGTTTATCTTCTCCATGAAAGATGAATTGGAACTGCACAGGGTAGTTGCCTGCCACGTTGACAGGTTTGTACGCAGTTCATTCCCAGACTGCTTCATACGGTGCCTACCCCGCCCCTGAGTCAGTCCATATATCAACTCCGAAAAGGCGTCTGCTCGCATATTGGTCATCTCGTCCATAGTGAAAGGTAAATTGTTTAGTACGCCCAGTAGAAGAAATATAGAGTTTGCTGTATCTTTCCACGTTGCCGATAGCCCTGAAGGATTACCATACACGCTATTACACATACGCAATATTGTTGTTTTACCTGTACCGGAATGCTTGTGGATAACATTGATTAACCCACCGTTCTGCCCTGTAAACTTCAAAAGGGGCGAACCAAACGCAGTCAGGGCTGCGAATGCATGGGGTTCCAAACCAGCTCTCCCATATAAATTAAACACCTCGCGCCACTTATCGTAAGTACCGACCGGTACCATAGCTGCTGCTAACTCTTTTGTAACACTGGATGGAGGGCTATGATAAATACCATCCGCGCAATACTCCCTATCTCCTAAAATAAATTTGCTGTCTTTGTCAGCCCATCCAAATTGAAGTCTCATTTTTTCTGCCCTTTCACTTGCTTGTAGTTCTTTAATGCTAAGTTGTACAAAAAGAATTAAACGCTCGAACTTTTTCTTAGTTGTTAAAACCCCGTGTTTAGCTAATGTAGATCGTAATTCAGATACATCTGCCACATGGGTATTAGGCACGGTAAATTCACGAACACCATCACGGGGTAGATGCACCTTAATAATCACTACGTCACCTAATATGGGGTCTACCATACGTTTAACTATATATAGATCATTCTCGTAGATACACTCAGGATCCGCCTCTGACTCAGCAGGTTGAAAGTATATACCGCCTGATTTACCCCTAAAGAATGGGTACGGAAACTCCGGTATTACGTGTGTTATTGTACTCTCGGAATCTGGTATAACCTCCGTTACTATATTGTCTTCCTCAGTTGCTATTTCTAGTTCTTTACCTAGCTGAATTGGACTGGTTATTTTTCCCTTATGCGGACACCCTTCACAACCACCGGAGTTATTCTTCTCGAACTCCTCGCAAGTGTGCGGACCGAGAATATGTTTAATCTTTTTCTCGGTGTCTTCAAAACTATACCCTTCATAATCTTTTGATATCTTATGAATAGCTTCATCTTTGTCCTTACAAAACTTAGCTATGGATAGTGCATTAAACCATCTTGGCTCTGACAGTGAAGTCCGATTAGAGTAGCAATCCAGTATCTGATTACACCCGGTGCCTTGAATACTTCTAAGCATAATCTTATCGAAGCTATTGGTTATGTTCTCCATCATGGATTTGGCAAACTCGCTTTGCTCACGTTTTAATGAGTTAGGTGCGTCCACTTCTGAATCTACAACACTTACTTTCGCCGCATCTACTCCAACCAACTCAGCGAAAGATTCGTAGCTTATAGTGTCACCAACACATACCACGCTAACTGGCGACGGTGGGTCAGATTTGAAGTTCAACGTCTCAGGTATACGGAGTATGCGAGCTGGCTCAAATACGGAGTTGTCTACGTATAGATCCTGTTTATTACATAAATCTCGAAAGCTAGACGCGACTGGTTCCCACTCTGCGCGGGTTACCTCTCTATCCAAAACCCAGTATACGTGTAGTCCGCGCCCGGAGTTGACGATAGTAGGCCGTTGCAGATTGACAGCCTTGCAAAAATCTTTAAGCGCTGCTAAAGCGCCCTGTTGTGTAGCGTATCCACCCGGTTTACCCGTCTTGAGATTTATACCTGCTTTGGTTTCCCCACAATCAATATCAAGCCAGAATGCTTTGAGGCACTTCACATTATCTTTGGTTCTACCTTCGTCCGTAGCGAACCGCGCTACTCCAAAATATACATCCTTACCCTCAGATAAAAAACGATTCGTTATCTCCAATGCTTCGTCAATGTTTGATACAAGTTTTTGTACTTTGTTTTTTGTGGACAAACCCATTACAGCTATCCACCCGTCTGATGGATGCACAAATTCCAGAAACTCTCTTGTTTTCATATTGCGCCTGTTTTGGGGTTAAAAAAGGGGAGTTTCCTCCCCTCTATAATTTATAATAGTTTGGTTTAGTTGATTACCTTGGAGCCGTATTTATTACTTTTGATTTCGGCTATCAAGCGGACAATAGCGTCCGTATACTTGTCGTCGGGTATATGAACCCCACTAAACCAATTATATATAGTCTGCCTACTAACTTTCAGCTTACTGGCGGTCAGCGTTACGGGTACATTTCTACATATACACTCCCTACCCAACGCTACACCAAGAGACCTACCATCCGCTTTCTTATTAGTAATTAATAAATGTAAAGTATACCCGTAGCTCATAATTAGTCGTCCTTGCCCCACTCGTCAATAATAGAATCAAGATCAACCTTATCGGCTGCTGGTGTAGGAGCCGGGTTCTTCTTAGTACGTTTAGTAGGTTTTGATTTTGAATCTTCTTGCTGTGGGTTTTCTTCCTGTTTTTCTGGTTCTTTGGTTATCGCTTCCGGGTTCTTAGTTACCTTATCTACCTGCGCCACAGTTAACATCGTGTAGGATTTAGACTCCGGCTTCTGCTGTGCAGCACGTACCATTATGTACTCGTCATCAGTCGTATTACGTACAGGGGTAAATAGTAACTGCATAGTATCGGCATTAGCGTCAAAGCTGATGTTAGTTACCACGTTGTCTATATCCTCACCATTAGCAGCTAAAAACTTACGATAACTTTCGAATGGGTGTGTATTACCGTGTCCCTTACCAAACAGTGATTTGGCAGGGATGTTGAACTGATAAATATCACCGGATTCATCACCTTCTACCAATACTGCAACGCGACGTTGATATCGACAAGCCTTACCACCCTGTTCCCCTGAACCCTTGATGTTCTGAGGGCATTCCATACAGTTACTATGCTGTCTGTTAGGTGATGTATCTTCTGGGATAGCGCCATTGTTCGACCAACAATCAGGTATAGTAGCTTCTTTGTTAGGGTCGTACTTCTCCGCGTAAAACGTGCGGGACACATCAGGCAACGCGTTGATGATGATTACGTTAAGTTCCCCACGAATAGCATCACCAATCTGCTCACCGTTTACGATACGTTTGAATGTGCCGTTAATGTTGGATTGTATTCTGCGTGTTGTGTTAGTTGTTGCCAGTGACTTTGCAAACTCACTAGACTCTCTCTTTATAGATGTTGCGACTTCGTTTTGATTTTTAAATATAGTTATATTGCTCATGTTAGCTCCTCGGCTATTATTTTTGTGTTGCTTTACGTACTTGGATTACATATTTATTTTCCATCTGCATCCCCATAGGTAATACGTCAGGATTAGCAGAAAGAAATTCCTTCATATTACTATTGTGGATGCGCTTCTCCAGTATGAATGGAACTTTGTGTTCCACTATGAAGTTATGCATAGACTCCCAATCGTTTGTCCAGTATCGGGACTGAACGCGCCTTGAAACCGTACCCGCTGCTGTGCGCATACTGTCTGTGTTTTGGGTGCTGCATACTTCGAGAAGTTTACTACTTATAGTATCCAACTGCTCTTGGATAACTGCTATTTCTTCTTTGTGTTGTTCTTCTTTACTTCTTATTACATCTCGTATCTTAACGTATATAGCTACGAGTTCTTCTACGTTAACCGGATTATTATCTTCCGGCAAATCTAATTGTATTTGTTCCATACTATCTCTCCTTTTTGGGCATGTTATTTTACTACTATGTTTTATGGTGTCAAGGAATATTGTTTAACTCCTGTTTATATAAATCAATAA